TATTACCGCCTTGTTGACTTACTGCAAGAACTCCTCCACTAGATTCTTGTGGAAGTTTTAATAAAGCATTTTCTGCTGATAAATTATTAACACGTAAATTAGCAATTAATGGAGTTGTTTGTGTATTAATACTTACGTCTCCAAACACATCATCTTTTACTGCTGATAATGATTCACTTACACTTTTTAAGTCTTCTTTATATGATGCGACTCCACCTAAAGCAAGTCCAAACTTTGTCCATGAATTAGAAGCTTTATCTATAGCTTGTGGATTAGATGTAAGTATGAATAAATTATCAACAAAATCATTAAATTCTGATATAGCATTGCCTTTATTTAATTCAGTAATTGGTTCTATAGATTGAGCTATTTCTTCTAGAAGTGGTGTTGTTCCTTCTCCACCAATTAACCAATTAAATCCTTTTTTGATACCACCACCAATATCTGAAGCTGTATCAATTAAGCCACCTAATCCTTTTGTACCTAAAAATACTAGTAATGCTGGACCTAAAGCCATTAAACCACCTGCAACGGCTTTCATACTACTCTCACCTACATTTACTTCACCTAAAGCATTAAGACCATCTGCAAGATTAGACATTAATAATTTAGTTGAACTACCATTTACTCCTAAAACACCACCTAAAGCAGCCATGCCATCAAATGCAACGAAAAACGATGCAATACCTGCTCCTATTACGCCAATAAGTGCTGAACCTATTCCAACTGCAGTAGCTCCAGCACCACCAAATAATGCAGCAACTCCAGCTATGGCCATTACTGCAGCTAATGATTTAAACGCGTCTTGATCTAGAGCAGCAATACCTTCACTAAAGTTAGTTAATAAAGTTTTTGCACTAGAACCATCTGCGCCAATCATACCACCAAGTTTTGCCATTCCAGCAAAACCCGTAAAGAAACCACCAATACCTGCACCAAGAGCTGACATAGATGCTGCTACATTAAATGATTTACCAGCTCCTCCTAAAACTCCTAAAAGACCTCCTGCGCCGAGTAAAGCAATAAATTTTGCTTCGCCTTCACCTGACATACTTTGTATTGTTTCATCAAAATTACTTACTGCAGATTTAATTCCTGTGTAATCAATATCACCTAATTTACTAATAGCGTATTCGCCTACTGCAAAACCACCAAAGAAACCAGAAATACCAAGTCCCATTGCTGCCATTCCTGCTGCAACGCCTCCCGCTGCTTTAACTCCTTTTGTTGCACCAATTAAAATTCCTGTACCTAAAAGAGCTGCTATTTTTGCACCATCTAAATTATTTGGTACTTCTCCTATTACTCCAACAAAACCTGCAACAGCCTTTTTGATATTTTCAAAATTAAAATCTGAATTTAAAGCGTCTAAGCCATATTCACCAACTTGTAAACCACCTAAGAAACCAGGTATTGCAGCACCAAGTAATGAAAATCCAAGTGCAGTCTTTAATGGATTACCACTAAAGGTTGCGACAGCAAGTAATCCACCGAGTGTAATTAAACCTTCTTTAGGAATCTCTGTTATTATATCTGTAAATCCTAAAGCAGCTTTTTTAATATTTTCAAAATTAAAATTTGTATTTAAAGCGTCTAAGCCATATTCACCAGCTTGCATTGCGCCAAAGAATGCTGGTATAGCTAAACCGAGTGTTGCAATTCCACCAACAGCTCCAATAGCTCCTACACCTAAACCACTTAAGAATCCACCACCACGTCTATTACCTCCATCTCCACCTGCTCCACTAGAGCTTGTATTTTCAGCAATTTTTGATAGTGAATCTTTTATTTCTTGAAAGAGAGTTAATCTTTCACTTGATTCTTCTTGGCCTTGAAGATCACGAGTGTCCATAATTTCAAAAAACTTTTCAAAACCTAATAACGTACTTTTTTGTACATTAAGCATTTCGACATTAATTTTTTTAATTTCTAATAAATGTCTTCTTGTATTTCTTCCATCTTTTTCAACTTCTGATGCAGACTTATTATTAGCCTCCATTAAAGCTGTTAACGAAGAAATACCTCCACTTTGAGTAGATTCTTGATTGTTTCTTTTAAGACCTCTACGCTGCTTATCAGCGTCTCTTTTATCGTCTTCTGCCATTTAACTCTTTCCTATTTTCCGCCGAAAGCTCTTCCAGCTTCACTAATACCAAATGCACCAAGTGTTACAACAACAAATGATGTATAAATTGTATCAGAGATAACTAAGTCTTGTCCAGCAAATGCTGTAATTAAATCACATACACCAAAGACTGTCATGAGAAAGAATGATATAAAACCTATAATTGCTTTTTCGTTTACATCATTATCATCTAAAAAGATGTCCATGAATTTTCTTTTTGGTGGAGCAAGTCTTTTCTTCGCTTCGGCTGCTTCCAATTGCATATCTTTAATAGTATCTTCAGCCTGATCGAGTTTATCGATCAAAGACATATACTTATCTAAATCTATTTCAACTTCATTTCTGCTGTTGTCTTGTCCTTCAGCCATTATCTTCTCCTTCTATTATTCGCTCGCTTAGCGGCTTGTATTTGTTCATTTTCTCTTTGTATATGATCTTGTAAAAGAGCTAAATATATTTCTCTTTCCCAAGGAATCATATCCTCTATTTCAGTTAAACTATACTTATGATGTTGCACTAACGCAAAGTTTGTCTGATAATAGTTTTTCAGACTCTCATGCGATAGGCTTACGTAAAAAAATTATTAAGCCCTCTTAGTTCTATTGTGTTTTCATTATTACATTTTACACAACTAACATCTTGTTTATAGTATACTGCTGGAGCTTCTTGAAAAAATCTTTGAACCTTTCCAAACTGCTCACTACTTAAACTTTCTAAGAAAGCAAGTATTTCATCTTTACCTTCACTTTGTGCATTATATACATTATCATTATCAAATATAGTATCAATACATTCAACAATTAAAGACATTATAACATCTATTACTTTGCTTTCTTCGCTTAAATCTAGCTTAGCAATGCTTTCCAAAGATGGATAATTTAAAGTTACACCTACACCTGATTCGTCATCAAGTATTAGAGTTCTTTCTTGTTCTTTATTAACTATTTCAATATCATCTATATTAATTTCAAGTGGAGTAACTCCACCACATTTTTCATCTTGGCACTTAGTTTGTAAGCTTATTATTTCACCTACAGACTTAGCACGTAATTGTAAGAAAAGATATTCAATATCAAAACCTGTGAGTTCTGATAAATCATCTAATCCATAACAAGACATAATGATATTTTTTACAGCTTCAGATATTTGTTCAACATCTTGAGACTCTAAAGCAATCATTAAAATCTTTTCTTCTTTGACCAAAAATGGTCTCATACTAATTTCCTTTCCAGTAGAAGGTAATTTTACCTTATACTTTGGGGTATTCAATCGCGGTAACGCCATTTTATTCTCCTATTTTAAATTCCAAGTAACCTTGAAGCCTGTCGAAGAGCGCTGCCAGTACTACTCACAGGCCCTTCTGGTACAAAGTTATCATAACTTAGTGTCACACTCAATTCTTGTACTGTATTTTCAGCACTATTATCAAGTTCTATTGCTGTAACAGTAGTTGGAAATGCGTTTTCTAATTTCACTCCGTATACTGGTACATTTTTTTCATTTAATTGTTGTATTACTACATCAGTTGAAAAATCTTTTTTATATCCTATTTTATAATTAGGTACATCAATAATAGCTGATTCCCAATTATCAAATAATATTTTCATATAATAATCGTTTGTAAGTAAAAACTTAAGTTGTACGTCTTCATTGATTACAGTGTAAGGTATTGGAACCGCTTGTTTATGCGCTTGATAATCAATTGTACTTATTTGTCTTCCTGGTAATTGCGCGCTTTGACATAATAGTGATATATCTCTTGGATCGCTAATTAAATTTTGAACACTAAATGTTCCAGATAATAAAGATCCTACTAATGTTTCTGGATTTAAATTTAATAACGATTGAGTGGGTGGAGTAAAGATTACATTGAATCTATTACCTTTTGCTAATCCACCTTTTTTTGATATTGTCGATTTTAATGTATCTATACTTGCCATTAGCTTCTCGCAATTTTAAGACTTTCTTGCCAAACTGAAGTCTTACTCTTTTTCTTAAATTGTTCTACTGGTAAAAATATTGCAATCTCCCAATCTGTCATTGGAACTCTTGCGATTCTTGATGCAACATGTTCACCTAAGTAATGTTTAAAACATGGTTTGAATTCTTTATATTTTCTTACACTTTGTAAAAGATCGTATCTGAGTTTAATTAATCTTGTAGTATCTTTTACATTCTTAGGAGCAAGTCCCATAAGTTCATCTAAAAATCTTGCACGTACTCCATAATTTAAATAATGTAAATTTAAACCATAAAAACCTTTTGGTGCTGTATCAACCATTATTGTCAATGGAAATCTATCATAGTATGGTAGAGTTTCCTTATGCTTTGGATCGTAGAAATACATATACATATTACCACGAATATTACGCGTTGTTCTTTCTAAAGCTGAGTCTCTTAAAAGAGCCTGTCTACTTGGCATTTGTAGTTCTTGGACCTTTTTTTGAAACCAATTACGAGATCTTTTAGTTCTCGCAGTTATTCCAGCTCTAAATGCTTGCGCTTGTAATTGATCGAATAAGCTTGCCATATAAACTATTTATAAGAAATTTACAGTACTTTGATGCCGAGATTCTTTAAAGTTTCTTCTGTCCACACTTGAAATTTCCATCCATTATGTTCAGCAAACTTATTGGCAGCTTCCCATTTATCATTGTTTTTGATATAGGTTAACTGTTCATTGATAAACTTTTTTGTTTTGCGAGATCGCTTTTTAGGTGGAACTGTTTCTTTTTTAGGTTTAATTTCAATAAGATACGTTTGTTTGTTCTCCATTTGTATTAATAAATCAACATAATACCTATGAAGTTTCTTATCTACGGACGATACGTAGGGCACTACGACCTCTTCTGAGTTCCAGAGTTTTACCTTTGGATTGTTTTCACACCATCGAAATGTATTTCGTTCCCAGAGAGAACGATATATTACTTTCTTAGCGTCACCAGCATATTTGTCTGGTTTTTTTAATGTGTATCTTCCTTTATAACTCATATAAATAACAGTATAGTTTATTTTATTTATACAGGAAAAATCAATGCAAGAACAAAAAATTTTACGATTTCCAGATGAATTAGGACGATATGTAAATGAAGGTCATGCTCACATGCGTATCGAAGTGGAAGAAAGAGATAATTCATCTGAAAGTGGAACAATAAGACCATATTGTATACACACTTATATGCCAATAGGAATTTCTGTAGGCGATGGGCAAAACTATACAAATTTAGATTTAGGTATAACAGGTCAGGGTATAAAAGTATTAGCTGAAAAAATTACAGGTAGTGGTTCCGGAACTTTTACACAGCAAGACTTAGCAATTGGTGGCGCTGAAACTATAGGAAATTTTACTTCAGAATTAGATAATTTAACTGGAGGATTTTTTAATGTAGATGAATCAAAAAGATTAGGATTACTTTCAAAAGGATTAGCTTTAAATCCTAACACACTAATTACATATGAAGGACCAACAGTAAGGACATTTTCTTTTTCATTTAAATTTATATCTGAATCAGCAAAAGAATCAGAAACTGCAAAAGAAATTATAAACGTTTTTAGAAATTATATGTATCCAGATAGAGTTGGAGTTCTAGCATTACAATATCCAGCAGTATTTCATTTAAAATTTTATAATGGAAAGGAAGAAAATTTACATATGCCGATAATTAAACCATGTTATCTTACAAATCTTAATACAACTTATAATCCTACTGGAAATACATTTCATAGAGAAGGAGCTCCTGTAGAATTGGATATGGAATTAACATTTACAGAAACTAAATCACTTGTAAGAGAAGATTTATATGAAGATGATTATCCTGGTAATGATCCTGAAAAAAGACTTATTAACGAAGGAGAATAATAATGGCATTTTTTAAACAATTTCCAAAAGTAGAATATGATTTTAGAAGATCAGGTATAAAACAAAATATGGTCGATATATTTAGAGGTGTAAGACCATTACCAACTTTTTTAGATAATTATTCAGCCTATAAGTTTTATGAAATAAAAAATGGTGAAAGACCAGATATTGTATCTCGTAGATTATATAATAACCCAGATTTTTATTGGACATTTTTTGTTGTAAATGATTTTTTACATGATGGATATCGAGCATGGCCAATGAGTCAAGAAGCTTTACAAGAATATATTGAAAAAGAATATGAAGGTTATGCTATTACAACCAATCCTGGTCTAA